TATTGACTATCAAAAAGATACTCACTTCTCAGAGCTAAAAGAATCTGAGTTACTTAGAGAGCGTCTTGGTACTCTTCGTGAAATGGATGAGTATGTTGGTAAGTACTTCTCTGCAGAATGGTTACGTAAAAACGTACTTATGCAGTCTGAAGAAGATATTAAAATGATTGATGACCAAATAGCGGCCGAAGGTGAAGGCGAAGGAGATGATCAGCCATCAGATGAAGAAGATGATACTGATTTGGATGTAGAAAACTAAGAAATTATAAATAAACAATAGTAACAGGAGTGAAATATTATTATGGCCACTACAGAAGAATTGATTGATACCTTATCAAAAGGTGACATGGTACAAGCTGGACAAGCATTTACTGATTTAATGAATGCTAAAGTTCAAGACAGTTTAAACGATCGTAAGGTCGAATTAGGACAGCAAATGCATCTCTCTCCAGAAGAGATTGAGGCAATGAATGCAGAAGCTGAGCCTGATGAAGAAGAATTAGAAGACGAAGACGAAACTGAGGAAGAATCTGAAGAGGAAGCCGAAGAAGAGGAAGTTGAAGAAGATGAAGACATTCAACCAGATTCGACAGAGTCTTAACGAAGCAATTAAGCTTGCTTCTGGAGAAAAAGAAGTTAAGAGTATGAAAGTTGGAAAAGGAAAAAAGTTTCCAGCTGTTATTACTAAGAAAGGATCTGCTTTTATAGCATATATTGATGGTGATAAACTAGATCAGTTTAAGAACCAAAAAGAAGCAGAAAAAGCAATTATGGATTTTACTAAGTTGATGGACAAATAAAAATGAAGTTAATCACGGAACATATTGAAGACGTACAGGTTATTACCGAAGCTAAAAACGACGGTAGTAAAAAGTACATCATTGAAGGCATTTTTATGCAGGCTAATAAGCCTAATAGAAATGGTCGTATGTATCCTCGTGAAATCCTAGAATCAGCGGTTAACAAATATGTAACCGAACAAGTTTCCAAAGGTAGAGCCGTCGGTGAGCTAAATCACCCTGAAGGACCTACCATCAATTTGGATAAAGTATCTCACAAGATTACTGAACTTTCGTGGGACGGTAATAATGTTGTGGGTAAGGCAACTATTTTGGATACTCCAATGGGTTTGATCGTACAAGGTCTGCTCGATGGTGAGGTTCAAGTGGGTGTCTCAAGTCGTGGAATGGGTAGTCTTGCTAATAAAGGCGGAGTGAATGTCGTAAATAATGACTTCATGTTAAATGCCGTGGATATCGTACAAGACCCATCTGCACCAGAAGCTTTCGTCAATGGCGTAATGGAAGGTGTGGAATGGATCTTTGAAAATGGTATATTCAAACAGCAAGAAATTGAACAGTTCGAGACAGAGGTCAAAAAGGCTCCAAATGCAGATATGCAGATGAAAGCTTTTAAAGATTTCCTCTCAAAACTTTAACTCTGAGGGAGTAAATAAATGTCTGATGAAAATCAAATAGACATCGAAGATACACTCCAAGATGAACTCGTGACTGATACTGTTGAAGTTTCTAATGAGGATAATCTTGAAGAAGCTGCTGCCGCCGATCCTAAAGCCGATGGTGTAAAAGCTGCTGACGAGACAGACAAAGCAATTGATGCGTCTGCTCCTAAGCAAGCTCCAGTGCCAAAGACTAAGGCTGGGATGGTAAATGCTATGTACAAAGAGATGTCAAAAATGAATAAAGAAAAGCTCACTGCATCCTATAATAAAGTGATGAATAATGAGAGCACAGAAGCTGATGATGCCGAAGGAATCTTCGAAGAAGATCTTACTGCATTGGTTGATTCTGAAGCTACATTGTCTGAAGGTTTTAAGGATAAGGCTGAGATCATTTTTGAAGCTGCACTTAAGTCAAAGATCGGAGAGCACGTTGAGCGTCTCGAAGAATCTTATGCTGAAGAGCTAGCCGAAGAAACAACTCGAATCCACAACGATCTCGTAGAGAAAGTTGATGGCTACCTTAACTACGTCGTAGAAAACTGGATGGAAGAAAATAAATTAGCGATCGAAACTGGTCTTCGTACCGAGATCTCTGAGTCTTTCATGAAGTCGTTACACGGTGTATTCACTGAGCATTACATTGATGTTCCTGAAGGTAAAGTCGATTTAGTTGATGAATTATCAACTGCAAAAGACAACCTTGAAGAGCAGGTTAATGCCACAATCGCTGATAACGTTGCACTTAAAGAGCAAGTTGAAAAACTTAATCGTACCGTTATCGTTAACGAAGCTTCTGCCGGTCTTTCTGAGGCCCAAGCTGATAAGCTTAAGTCTTTGGTATCTGATATCGATGCTGATGACGCCGATGCATTCGCTGCAAAGGTTGAGTCTGTAAAGGAATCATATTTCAAGACTAAAGTAACCTCAAATGATGCTACTGAAGAAGTTATTGCCGAAGGCGCCGATCAAGAGATCGAAGTTTCTGGTTCAATGGCTCACTACTTAGCAGCACTTAACAAATAATCCATAGGGAGAAACTAATCATGTTTACTACTGATAAACTTCTCGAGAAATGGAACCCAGTACTCGACGTAGATGGCGATTTGAATGATCGTTATAAGCGTGGTGTAACTGCTACTGTTCTCGAAAATACCGAAAAAGCTCTTGCTGAAGAGCGTGGTCACGGCCAGTTCCAACTGAACGAAGCCGCTCCAACTAACGCAACCGGCTCGAACATCGGCAACTGGGATCCAATTCTGATCTCTTTAGTACGTCGTTCTATGCCTAACCTTATTGCTTATGATATCGCTGGCGTTCAGCCAATGACTGGTCCAACAGGACTTATCTTTGCAATGAAATCTAAGTACGGCACACAGGGTGGTGATGAGGCTTTCTTTAACGAAGCTGATACTGACTTCTCTGGTGTTGGTTCAGGACACCTTGGTGGTTCTTCATCTCTCGTAGGTGATATTAACCCTCCAGGTCAATCTGGCCAATCTTCTGCAGACGCTAACTCAGATGGCGTTGAAGACGTATTTGGTGCAGGTCAGCCTGCTGCTACAGCTAAGGCTGAGGCTCTTGGTGATGGCTCTGTATCCGGTATGGGTACTGGTGGTCACTTTAATGAAATGGCATTCTCAATCGAAAAAGCAACCGTTACTGCAAAGTCACGTGCGCTTAAGGCTGAGTACTCCATGGAATTGGCCCAAGATCTTAAAGCAATCCACGGCTTGGATGCTGAATCAGAGTTGGCAAACATCTTGTCTGCTGAGATTCTTGCAGAAATTAACCGTGAGATCGTTCGTACAGTTAACGTAAAAGCCAAGCGTGGTTCTCAGCAAGCTGATATCACTGCTGCTGGTACTTTCGATGTTAACGCTGACTCAGATGGCCGTTGGTCAGTTGAGAAGTACAAAGGTCTTTTAGTCCAGACTATGCGTGAAGCTAACGTTATTGCTAAAGAAACACGTCGTGGTAAAGGTAACTTTATCCTGTGTTCTTCAGACGTAGCTGCTGCACTGAGCGCATCAGGTATGCTTGACTATACACCTGCTCTTGCTGGTAACGCTAACCTTACTGTAGACGATACAGGAACAACTTTCGCCGGTACACTTTCAGGTGGAATGAAGGTCTATATCGATCCATATGCAAACGTAGATTATATCAACGTCGGTTATAAGGGTGCAAATCCTTATGATGCTGGTCTTTTCTACTGCCCATACGTTCCATTAACAATGGTTCGTGCAGTTGGTGAGAACACCTTCCAGCCGAAAATCGGCTTCAAGACACGTTACGGAATGGTTGCAAACCCATTCGTTGGTTCAACACCAGGTAACGACACAGGTACTAATGCTACTAACCAGTACTATCGTATCACAAAAATTACAAACATCCTTTCATAGGTCTTGTAATTCAATATTGAGAAAGGCGGCCTTCGGGTCGCCTTTTTTGTTTGTATAAATAGATCTATAGGAGTTAAGAATGCCGTATAATATATCTGTAGACTTTAAAGATAATCTCAGCCAAGGTAGTGTTGCTGCTTTGAACTTTGTGAATCCAACTGCGTTCAAGCTAGTGATTGATTCACAAAAGTATAAGAATGCTCAGTTTATGGCCCAGACTATTGCTTTGCCTGATATGTCTGTAACTGGTGCTGTGTTCAATACAAGAAACCGTAATATTGTAGAAGCTCCAGATAAAATTGAATATGGTCAGTTCGATATGACTTTTCTTATTGATGAGTATCTTCTTAATTACAAAGAGTTACATGACTGGATGCTAGGTCTTGTAACTGAAGATGATCAAGGTGTTCGTAAAGAAAGAGATATGACATTACAAATTTTAAGTAGTCACAACAATGTAATATCTGAAATTCAGTTTACAAATGCAATTCCAATTAACTTAAGCTCTTTGCCGTTTGATGTTAAATCAACTGACGTAGAATACTTAACTGGCAATGTGACCTTCCAATATAACTACTTCAAATTCCTTACGAAAGGGTTTAACGGAGGAGTATAAATAATTTTACATAATGAGGTGAATGATGAACTTAGATGATATATTTGCAATGTGGAAAAAGGACTCTCAAATCGATGAGAATAACCTAGATCAAGCCACGCTTGAGAATGCTAAACTGCACTCAAAATACTTAGAACTACACTCCAATGCTAAACTACAAGTTAAGCGTAAAGAACTTGCTTTCAAGATCTTACTCAAAGACAAGTGGTTATGGTATAATGGAAAGATGACTCAGTCTGAAATGGAAGAAAAAGGCTGGAGTTTTGACCCACTTAATGGACTTAAAATATTGAAAGGTGAGATGGACTACTATTATGATTCTGACAAAGAGATTCAAGAAGCCCAAGCTACTATTGAGTATTGGAAAACGATTGAAGAAGCTTTGAAAGAAATTATGGATACTATAAAATGGCGTCATCAGTCTGTTAAAAACATGATTGAATGGCGGAAGTTCACCTCAGGTGTCTAATGCCCACAATCATAAAGATTAAGAAAAAAAATCATGCAATGATAGTGATTGATTCAGAACCAAGTGTTTTGAACGAACTATCTGACTTCTTTACATTCTATGTTCCTGGATATAAGTTTATGCCAGCATATAAGAACAAGGTATGGGATGGAAAGATACGGTTGTTTGATATAAGAACTCATGAGTTATATGCAGGTCTCTATAGGTATGTAAAGGAATTTGCAAATGCTGAAGGTAGAGACTATGCTATTGAGTTAGAGCATGATAATTATTACGGTTACCCAGAAACAACTGGTGAGCCTGATATGAGTTTCTTAAGTGATTATACACTCACTGATAATAAAGGCCAAAAGATCGAACCAAGAGATTATCAGATTCGTGCAATAGAACATGGTCTTAGAACTAAATCAGCAATGTTGATATCACCTACTGCATCTGGTAAATCGCTTATTATCTATTGTCTTATGAGATGGTATTTAGAAAATCATGATAAAAAGGTTTTGATTGTAGTACCAACAACATCTCTTGTTGAACAAATGTATTCAGATTTTGCTGCCTATGGTCAATATGATGATGGTTATGATGAAGCAATATGTCAAAGAATATATTCAGGTGCGCCTAAACATAACAATCCCGCAAGGGTTATTATATCAACTTGGCAATCAATCTATAAACTGCCTGGTACTTGGTTTTCTCAATATGGTGCGGTATTTGGAGATGAAGCACATAACTTTAAAGCTAAATCATTAACTAGTATTCTTACAAAACTACGAGACGCTGAATATAGATTTGGAACAACAGGAACATTAGATGGAACACAAACTCATAAACTAGTACTTGAAGGATTGTTTGGTCCTGCCTTTTATGTTACTACAACCAAAACTTTAATGGATACTAATGATCTTGCACAATTAGATATTAAAGTACTATTGCTAAAGTATAAAGACGAGCACTGTAGAATAGTGAATAAATATAAGTATCAAGACGAAATAGATTGGATCGTAAGATACGAAAACCGTAATAACTTTATTTCTAATCTTGCTCTTGATCAAGATGGTAATACACTTGTTCTATTTCAATTCGTAGAGAAACATGGGAAACCACTATATGATATGATTTCGAATAAGGCACATAAGAGAAGAAAAGTCTTTTATGTATCTGGTGAAACGAATACTGATACTAGAGAACACATTCGTAAGATAACGGAGGAACAGAAAAATGCTATCATTGTCGCATCTCTGGGTACTTTTAGTACCGGTATTAATATTAGGAATCTACACAATATTATCTTTGCTTCACCTTCAAAGAGCCAGATCAAAGTTCTTCAATCAATTGGACGAGGATTAAGGAAGAGTGATGATGGTAAGAATACCATATTGTATGATATTGCAGATGACTTACATTGGAAGAGTTCTAAAAACTATACACTTTTACATGCAGCGGAAAGAATTAAAATATACACTAAAGAACAATTTACTTTTAACATTATAGAGATACCATTACCATGACATACAGTTTAGACGATATTAATATTCAGTTGTTCAAGCTATCATCAGGAGATGAAATAATCTCTTTGGTGTATGAAGAACCAGAAGGAATACTTATTGGATTAGAATCTCCCTTACTTCTTCATGTAAAGGTGACAGCTCAAAACCATTCATATGCATTTAGTGATTGGTCACCAATGGCTAAAAATAGAGGTAGGATTACCTTAAATCCAAGTCATGTAGTTTCTCAAGCAGAAGCAGATGATGAAATAAAAGAACGGTATATCCGAATGTGTTTACGCATGCGAGAAGATGAAGAGGATTTTGAAGAAGAAGAAACTGATCAATTAAGAGACGATCAATTAGAATTGTACAGGTCTATGATACCTAAGAAAGTATCGATACATTAGTATACTCCCTCTCTCCCCTAACACTCTATTATTATATCACATATTTGCTGAGATGTAAACGGCTTTCTGCAGATTTTGTGAAAATAATTTAGTCATCTTTTTCCTTTACAAGTGATTGAAACTGTGTTATAATAACTGTATTAATAATGAAATAAAGGAAACATAAATGGATATAAATCTACAAACCCACTTCAGGGATTTTCAATCAATCACGGATATTGACCTTAAAATCAAATACCTTAAGGACAATATGGACGACTTGTCCACATACAACATTCACGTTCCTAATCTAATTACGGCATGGGAATCTAACTCTTGGCCATGGAATAGGCCTAAACAACTCGGGGAGTCTGAAACGGTATGAAACCAAAACAAAAACCACACTATGTAAATAACAAGGAGTTTTCACT